CCTAGGGTATAACCCTAGTTTTCTTTTCAACCACACTCAATATTCTGTATCATGGATGCTTAATATTGATTGCGGCTTTTATGCAAAATTTTATTGAAACCTTTTTGGTTAAAATTTTGCGTGATTGAGTATTTATTGGAGAAAATTTTCTTTTAAAAGTTTTCTGGAACCTTGTAGTGAACGTCTCGCGGTTGCAACAGTACAAATGTAAATACTTTTATCGTGTTGCGTGGCTAGCAATTGAATCTTTGACTGAGGATAGATTGTGAAACCCACGGTCATAATAAAGTATGGTCCAATTTGCTCGCGGACCTGTTTGTATGCTTTGGAGAGCACGGTCGTTGGATTTATTTTGAACGCAGGAGATTGTATCAAGCGGCGTTTCTTACTCGTGGCGATTTCAGATTAATATAAGCCCGATATATGGTAGTACCATTGAAGGCCTCCTACTCAACACATCTAACCGTATCGGAAAAGATCCGATTATTTGTATCGACAGTGTTCCGTGGCTGGATGCACTAGGTACCGACGCTATAGTTTGAACTGTAGTAATGATTTTGTTGAAAGGCACTGTTTATCTGGAACCACGATGTCCATATTTGGAATAAATAACGAACGACGTCTTTAAAATGTATCAAGTCACTTCCATTGCCAATAATGCCTCTAATGGCGAGGTACTCGATTTAAGTTTGCCCAAAACTTTAAATCATCAATCTACTGTTTATTGCGTTTTGAGCGCAAAACACCATGGACATGCGATACAGACCGGTTGTTCGAAAAACGAATACCGACGCATGTCTATTAGTGAGCGATTCAAGATAACAAGCTTATCCGCGCCTAGTGAGATATATGCTGTTACCTTGTTTGATGCTTCTGACTCTGTAATGGAACCGAATGGATTACACGCATTGCGTAAGTACTCTAAGATCTGTAGCGTTGGCTTTAACGATCAAGCTGGCGCTATTGATCGTTTACGTAATGAATTGTCGTCTTATACTGTGTTACATGCCAACTTCGCCGATTCTCTAGTTCTTCGTGATTTGAGAGTTTTTGATAATATACAACCTGTACTTGGAATTAATTTTGAGGGCGCTAATGTACCGATGCCAGCATTTGAGGAAATGTTTTCTCAACTTAAACGTGTTATTGCTACATGCGGCACTAATGAAGATATCTTGCGGGTAACTGATTATCTTTCACGCGAGTGCGTTAGGGTGCGCTTAAATCGTCCAGTAGTTGATGGACATCCTCAAATGTGGCCTTTGCCCAGTCATCTTTCTGAAACTTTGGCAAGCGCTTCTGAGTTTTCAAATCACATGGACAGCATAATTAAGAACGTCAAGGATATGGCCTCTACCACACTTTCTGGTTTCTTGATGCACATAATAGCATTTATAATTGATTTGTACGACTTGTTCTATAATTTTTCTGCTGCCAAGATTTCTTCTATGTTGTTGCGCATTGTGGCCTTAGTGAAACCTTCTATTGACGTTTCTTATATTAAGGAACTTTGGGCGCGCCTACTTGATAAAATATTGCCCCTCCGTCTCAACACAGTTGATACGAACCATTCTGATAAGAGTGTTGTTGACGGACGTCCCAATGTTTTTGGACACGTTGTTGGTGATCCTACCAATTTGGCGTGCGCGAGTGTCGGTGGAGCTGTGGCTGCTGTAATGGTTGCTGGATGCTTGGAAACGGAGGATGTTTTATCCACTGTTTTAAGTGCTATCGCTGCGTTTGTTGGCGTTATTATAGGCGCTGAAGTTATTAGTGCTGTTACCATCAAGTCCGTACTTGCTTGTTGCAAAGGAATTACTATCGTTGGGGCTACTGTTAGGACTCTCCCAATGTTGTTGTCCACTGTTTTCAATTATTTACCAGATGTGATCAAAGGATGGGTTTCTTATTACTGTCCTGAGTACGTTTGGAGTCAATCCCCTGATGGAATAGCTTACAAGCAATGGTTGCTGGATGTGGCCGCTATGACTTCTGATTCGCGAATTGCATTGATAATGCGCAATGCCAATGACCAACGTAAAGTTGAGGATTTGGCTCAACAAGCTTTTAAATTCTTCGAAATCTTTTCTAGCGAAGAACGTCTAAATACTATTATCGCTGGCACATTTCGTGAATCCATGTCAAAAATTATTCGCCTCAATAATCAGGTAACTGAAGCACGTGGCATTGGGCCGCGTACTGAACCTTTTCATGTTTCTGTTTATGGAGCTCCTGGTATTGGTAAGTCCCACTTTGCTAACGCTATAGCCGATCTTTTGGCGCCAACTGAGGACGCCCTTGGAAATCCTATACCGCAAAATATGCGCGTCTATTCTTATACTCCCGGATCGACATTTATGGATGGTTACATGCAACAACCAGTTATGGTCATGGATGACGTCAATCAATTGGCTACTGGCGAAGATGCTATCGAATTGATACGTTTTATTGGTACTACGAGTCTTGTTGCTCCTATGGCTTCACTTGATAATCCGTCTATTGGTGTCAAGGGCACGCGATTCGTGTCTAAGGTGATTGTCTCCACTACTAACGTTGCGTATCCAACTCCCAAGACTGTTGTTAGTTGTGATGCTGTTAGGCGTCGTCGACATTTGCTATTGGAAGCTAGGTGCAAACCAGAATATTTCGATGGTACAAAACTTGATAGCACGCGTTTGTCAGCTGAAGATATTGAGCTTTTCAAGCATCTTGAAGTTCGCACTCGAGATCCTCTACGAGCTAATGGACCTACGGGTGAATGGATTTCTGTTGTTGAGATGATGCGTAGTGTTGTAACCCAGTGCCAAGCTCATCAAGATCGTGAAGAAGCGTACAAGCAGCGAGGTTTTGGTAAGTTACGGGAAGTTGTTAACGGTAAGCCGCAATATTTACCGTGGTTTAAGCAACCCGTTTCCGAAAAACCCCCGTGTCCTTTGTTGGCGCGTTGCAAAGATGATCACGTCTTGCGTGGACAAATTTTGGAAACACTCAAGCATCCAGTTATGGATGTTGCTGAATATTGCTCCACCGAACAACAAATCACGTTGCTGGCTTTACCAGAATTGTTGCGCACCCATTGGCACGCTCATGAGCATTACGAAACTACCGACCTTGCAACACTTGTTGAAGCGTGGAACGAATGTTGTGTAGGCACTGAGTATGCGCAGGTTGAAACTTTATCTGGTGCGCAACGTTTTGACATTTTAGCTCGCCGTGCTTCCGCGTGGCTGTCAGAGCATATGCCATTGGCCTTGTCTATATTTGGTTGTTTGTCTGTTGTTGGCGTTATTACTGCCATAGCTGTTACTTTCTTCAAACATGAATCTGAAGAAATTGGTCAGCCTCAAATGGCCAATCCATCTAATGGCGAAACTTTGCAACGTAAAGCGCGCGTTGGACGCAACTATGATCGGCGTTATACCATCTTGGGACGCCCTCAGGCGCGGGTGGAAGGTCTTGCAGAAGAAATCCCTTTTGGGAATGTAACTGATCCATTGCTCGATAAATTCCGGAGTAACGTGATTGGATTGTCTAGTTCTCGGGCCAAAATGCACGCGTTTAGTCCTGGCCAAAATATTATCGTTACTGCAGGTCATTTCTTTAAAGACATGGAGCCTGGCGAATTATTTGACGTTATTTTGCGCGGAAAGAAAGTTGAATTGGTTTTTGAGCCCAATCGTTTAGTTGTTTTCCATCGACGTATGGAAGTGGACGGAACTGAATCCGTTTCCGCGCGCGATTTGGCCGCATATTGTGTCCCATTTACCATGTTGCCGCTTTTTAAAGATTTGCGGCCCCATTTTTTCCGCATTAATGAAGTCAACGAATATGTATCTAGCGCTGGTGTTTTAATAACTCCGACCGGCGCGACTAATTTGCCACGCGTTCAAAACGCTACCAAGACTTATCGACACTTCGATGGACTTTATCATATTTACGAAGGCCTCGAATATCCTGGACATCGTGGAGTTGATGGACAGTGTGGTTTGCCCATTGTGCTTAACATGAGTACACAATGGAATACTTCCAGCGTTACACGTATTGGTGGTATCCATACTGGATCATGGGGCGTGAGTGGTTACGCAGAAATAATAACGGAGCTTGAAGTCAATGAAGTATTCGAGCATTTTGTGCACTTGCGTCCGAATTTTCAACCACACGTTGTTCCTGGTGAAGCACAATGTGACAATAATCCTGAAGCTACTTCGGCTTGGGATTATAACTCGCCTTCTCATCAGCTTTGGACGCAAGGCAAGTTACCTAAAGCCGTGCGTCTGCCCACCAAGCATCGCTATGAACCTAGTCCAATTATGGGAATGGTTGCGCCACCTATAACTGATAATAGCGTTTTATCGCCCTTTGATGAACGCCAAGAACCTGAAGTTCTGGGGACGTCTCCATTGAAACGGGCGCATGCGAAGGTTGCGATGGGAAAGAAAGCTTTGCCACCTGGCACCATTGAGGATTATTTGGAAGGCAAAATTGCCGAACTCAAAAGCATCTTCAAAGAAAAACCTCGTGTTTTAACTTTGGATGAGGCTATCAATGGAATTCCTGGTAACCCGCATATTGAACGTTTGAATTTATCCACTTCTCCCGGTTTTGGTTTTACATCCACAGCTGGCAAAGGAAAACGTCATTTATTTGAAGAGGACACCCCTGGTCATTTCGCCCCCACTATTAGTTTCCGTAAAGTTTTGGACTCCGCTTGGATCAAACTGATGAGTGGTGAACCTTTGGATCATATTTGGAAAGCCACTCTCAAAACTGAGCGTAGAAAATTCGAAAAGATTCGCTTGGGTAAAACTCGCCAATTCAACGTTGCTCAGGTTGTGCGTATTTTGTGTTCGCGACGATTGAACCTACATTTTCATGCATTACTCCTTGAAACGTGTTTGCAACATTCGAGCACCGCGGGAATTAATTGTTTTTCGCCTCAATGGGATCAATTGGCGCAACGTCTTTTGTCTTATGGTTGTAATCTTTTTGATTTGGATTACGAGACTTTTGACGGATCGTTGCCACCGCAGGCTTTATCATTGCGTACTCAAGTTGCTAATGCCATCTATGACGATGACTCTGTCCAAGGGAAATTGTTTCGTAATGCCCGTGATGCTCTTAATTATGAATTGTGTTTTCGGTATGATATAGTCGGCGACATGGTTTATCAAGTCTATGGTGGTAATCCGTCTGGTGATGATGGTACCACACATACCAACACTTTTGCTGGGGATTTCTTTTTGTTTCTGGCTTGGGACATCATTACTCGTGAGGACAATCTCTTGTCCTTTCAGGGCTATGATGCGTTTCGAAACAATGTCATTGCCTCCATCCTTGGAGATGATAATATTGTCTCCGTTAAGGATAGTGCCAAAAATTTTTACACCCCATCGCGTGTTTGTGCAATTTTGAAGCGCTTCAATATTACAGCTACCGCTGCGTCTGATGCCGCTGGAAATGCGGTTAAAAACAAGCAGGAGTTGGAGTTCAAGAACTTGCGCAATTGTGTTTTCTTGAAATGTGGTTTTGATATTGTTCCGAGTGTTGATGTAACTCGTGTTGTACCATTGATGGACTGGTCTACGATTTGTGAGTTAACCAATTGGAAAGCAGTTGGATTGCCCGATGAAGAAGCGTGTGCAGAAAATTGTAACAATGCATTACGCATGGCTTTCTTCCACGGGAAGGACAAATTCAATGAATTACGAACGAAAATCGTAGATGCTTGTGCATCTAAAATGATATCTAAGCCGGAATTTTTAACCTTTCAGTTGTTGCTTAACTGTTGGCGTAGTGAACAATGGCAAGAGTTCCCTCAAACTTCTCCGGCGAAAGTAGCGCCACTATGTGTGTCGGAGTTGTGGATGGAGAACCCCAAATGGAAGCACCTACAGTAATTAAACAACACACGGGTTTTATAGTTGTCGAGCCCGCTCCTAATATAGACAACAAAGCTGAAAAATTTTTGTCGCGTCCTACCCCCGCTATTAATGAACCTACTTGGGATCCTCAAACTATTATGTCCCGTGAGCAATTTGTTATGGAGATGGAATGGAAGACTACTGATTTAAAATTTGATCCGATCAAATTTGTCGGCGGTTTCAATACTAATCCTGATAATCATTTGTTACAGATTCCTACTGATTTATGGCGCAATCCTACTACTATTAAAATGCTTAAAAATTTTACATATTATCGTGGTGATTTTGTTATTACAGTTACTGTAACTGGCACTAAATTTCATGCTGGTTTACTAATGCCATATTTTATTCCTATGACTTGTCTAGATGAACAGCGTCCCATTAATAATTATTTTTATTGCACGCATACTTACTTGGAAGCCAATGGAGTCAATAGCGCTGTTATACGTATACCTTTTGCGACTGACCGGTCTTATTATTCTACGTTCGAGAGTCCTGGGGCCGCTAATCTGGGTGTACTTGGTTTTAGAGTTCTCGCTCCATTGATTGCAGGTACTGGGTCTGCTTTAGCTGTACCTGTTACGGTTACATTTCGATGTGAAAATTTTGAAGTTGCTGTGCCTGCCTTTGAAGAACCCTTGGCTTTCCCAACTGTTCCGCCTTTATTTAGAAGTCGTCGTGTTCCAGTTGTTGTTGGCAATCCTCAATCCGCGGCTCAAGTAGATCAGTCTGCTGATTCCGTTGTAGTTGAAACCATTAATTCAGGCCCTCTTCCTGTACGGCATTCTAACAAACGCGACTCTCCTGAATCTTTGCGTGATACTCTTAAAAGATTTGCTCCTTTTGGCAATGGCGATCTTTACAGTATTTCTTTGATGCAAGGAATTACGCCAACTGGTCTTAACATGGCTAATGATATGCTTCTCGGTTATTTTGATGTCGGTAATGTGTTCAATTTGAATGTTTCCCCTTCTCCTATATCATCTGTTGCTTCTATGTATGCCCTGGGTAGGGGTTCTCTCCGTTTCAATTTTGTTTTTAATTCCGCTGGTGGTACAACAGCTCAGTCGCAAACTCTGACGTATGGCGCGTTGTTCTTGCCAGGAGTCAACTATTCGTTTCCAGCTTATGATGGCTCTTTATCCTCTGGTATAGATCCTTATCGTTATGCTTCTATATTACCAGGTACACAAATTTATCCTACCAGTATAACAGCGCCGCTTACTACGTCAAAGCTTAATTATTTGAAAGAGCGTCTCTTGTATCCTATGTTGGATGCATATATGCTATTGTCTAAAAATCGCCCCAGTGCTCAGCTTACTAATGTGCCTGGTAGCGCTGTACCGTTAGCTACCCACCAACAATTTTATTCACCTGACACGTTAGGTGCGGCTATTGTATTAGCGGATCCTGGCCATAATTCTGTCACTATTGATATACCTTTTGTTTCTAAATCTAATGCTTATCGTATGCCTCATTATTATAAACAGTGTCATAGCGGTGAAGTGTTTCCTTCTATTAACGGTGGCAGTGATTTGTGGGCGTCGGCTACGACCAACGGTGGCCACGTTCCTGATAACACTCTTAGTACAGACAATTTTTCTGGTGTTCCATATAACTCTGCGGGATTTTACGATTCTGTTGATGCGTCTTATGGACCTCAGATGTCACCTGGTACAATTTTTCTTTTTGCCATGGCAGGTGGTAACAACAATGGTCCCATGACTGTTGGTTTGCCGTGTGTTAATGTAACAGCTCATGCTGCTTTGGGTGATGATTTCCGTTTTGGAAAACTGCGAGGTTTGCCAGGGAATGGCGTTGTAGCTTTTAATCCTAGGGCTATACCACCAACGCTTGCACAGGCTTATTATCGTACTACACCGCGCAGTTTCGTTCCACCACTCAATGCTTGGGCTTGGCCCACCAACATTAACCCATCTCGTACTGGCACAGTGAATGGGACTCCTAATGGCAATACTATCACCACCATCAATAAGTTTGGTAATGCTGCCAAGGTTACTTTACCAGTTAACGTTACTGGTGATAAGTTTGACACTAATGCCTCACTTAAAACTGCTATGATGGACAAACCAACTAACACACTAGGTGGTATAGCTATAATGCCCACTTTGACTTCTCCTTTTCCAAATTCAACCGGAATTGTTAATGGTGTTCGTATGGCTATACGTGGTGATGAGACTTTCGAAGCTGATCCAGTTGATTTTGCTACGGAACAAGATGAGATGGATCTGAAATATCTTACCAGTGTGTTGTCTATATGTGAATATGGTACTTCTGAATTAGTTGCCGATCGTTGGGATATCACACAACCACCTGGCACTTTATTGTTTTCTATGCCTATGAATCCCATTTTTGAGCGGCCTGAAGATCTGGGTGTTCAACATCATTATCCTGGCGTAGGAGTTTTATCTATGCAGTATCTTTATTGGTCTGGCTCTCTTAGATATCGTTTTAAAGTGCTTGCTAGTGCTTTTCATACTGGACGTCTCTTTATTTCTTTCACCTATACTAATGCTCGTGATTATGCTCCCACCACTGATTCTTTGATAATAGGAAATGATATGACAGCGCAATTTACTGACTTTTTACCAGCTAGTTTAGAGTCAGCTTTGACCCAAAGTGGTGTATATATTGACTTAGCTGAAGGCATTAGAGATATAACTATTGATTTACCTTTTAAAGCGCCAACTTTAATGTTGGACGTTCCTACTAAGTTTCAAACTCATCAAAAATCATGTATGGGGTGGATACAGGCGTGGATTGTTAACCCGCTTGTTGCCCCTGATTCCGTAGCTAGTGCGGTTGATTTTATTTCATTCGCTGGAGGAGGACCTGATTATACTTTGCACACTCTTAGTCCTTTTGCTGCAATGAATGATTACGTCCGGACCAGCCCTGCTATTATTGGTAATGCTGTTCCAGCTAGTGTTCAAAATAGTTAATTTACCCATGACAAGAGGGTTATAATATCTTGTTATCAAGCTAATCATGTTTTCTTTTAAACTTTACAAACAAACTCCTTATTCTTGGATTCAATGCGATTTAATGATTTGGATTTTCAAAAATGTCTTTAGAATTTCTGATGAACTTCCCGATGAAATAATACGTCCGTATGATTTATATACGCATTTAGAAGCTTTTTATGTTAATTATAATACTTTCGCTTCGATTTCTTATCCAGGCTTATGCCTACCTTTTTATCTTCTATATTGGTTCGATTACATCGATCATCCCAGTCTTCTACCCTATATTATGCCTAATACGACAAGATGGTATATATTGGATAGAATGTATGAACGCAGACTTTCCGCTGAAAATCGCGAAAATTTTGCGCGAATGGGACTTGATTCCTTTGGTAATCCATGCCCATTGAGAAGTGTCTTGTAGTTGTGGACTTAAACTACTATTCCAGATTCAGTGCGCGCGTCCACACGCACAC